AATTGGTGGCGTTGATCAGACCGTAGAAATTATTGCATGGGATGCAACCAACCGTGTTGTAGAAATCGCAATTCCTAGTGCTGGTATCACTGGTATCATTGATGACACCATGACCCTTGAGCAGGGCACTGTTACTGGTAACATTTCTGATGACGGTGTTAAGCGTGAACTGCATGTTGCTCTGACTAAGGGTTCTGCCGCTTTCGCTGCTACCGATGCTACTACTGATGAGAACGCCGCTGCTGTTACCGTAAGCGCAGTTCGCGACGAGTATCCCGAGCGTGAGTATCTGCCTGGTAAGAAGTGGGTGAACATTGCTCCCCGCCCTGGCACCTCGCTGTATGCTTCCGACAAAGGTGGTTTTAACGACGAAGTTCACATCATCATTCTTGATGGTGACGGTCTTCTGACTGGTACTCCTAATACTCTCCTTGAGAAGTATGTTGGTCTGTCCAAGGCTACCGATGCAAAGTCTACTGTTGGTGAGAACAACTACTATCCCAATGTACTGAAGCAGTCGTCTTCTTACATCTACTTTGGTGCTCACACTAGCGAGACTTTCCCTGTTAACGCTACTCTCGCTGAGGGTGCCTGGGGTGCTGTTGCTGCAAACCGCAACTTCAACCGCATTCAGTCTAACAAGTCTATCCATGACGAGCCCTCTGGTCGTCACATGATTGGCGGTAAGCAAGGCGGTTCGCTGAAGTTTGCATTCGCTCAAGGTGCTGACGATTACGCTAACACCTCGTCTGATTTTAGCAACGCTTACAATCTGGTTTCTGACGCTGAGTCGGTTCAGGTTGACTACATTCTCTCTGGTCCTCAGGGCGTTACTAAGGATGCTGCTGTCGCTAAGGCAAACGCTATCCTTAACATCGTCAACAGCCGTAAGGATTGCATTGCGTTCTTCTCGCCCATGCGTGCTGATGTGATTGGTCAGACCAATTCCGACCTGATCACTGAAAGAGTTCTGGCGTACTTCCAAGATATCTCTTCCACTTCCTACGCTGTTCTGGATGCTGGTTACAAGTATATCTACGATAAGTACAATGATGTCTATCGTTACATTCCTTGTAATGGTGACGTTGCAGGTCTTTGCCTTGAGACTGGTGTAAATCAGGATCCCTGGTATTCTCCTGCTGGTTTCTCTCGTGGTGTTCTGAGAAACGCTATCAAACTCGCTTATTCCCCCAATAAGGATCAGCGTGACAAACTGTATGCTGAGCGTGTTAACCCCATCGTCTCCTTCCCTGGTCAGGGCGTAGTCCTGTTCGGTGATAAGACTGCTCTGGGTTATCAGTCTGCTTTTGATCGCATCAACGTTCGTCGTCTGTTCCTGACTCTGGAGAGAGTTATCGGTGAGTCTGCTAAGGCACAACTCTTTGAGCAGAACGATGAGACTTCCCGTTCGTTGTTCCGTAACTTGGTTGAACCTTACCTGCGTGACGTACAAGGTCGTCGCGGTGTAACCGACTTCCTGGTTAAGTGTGACGAGGAGAACAATCCCGCCGATGCTGTTGATCGCGGCGAATTCTACGCTGAGATCTATGTTAAGCCGACCCGTACGATTAACTACATCACGTTGACCTTCACCGCAACGAGAACTGGTGTCTCGTTCTCTGAAATTGCTTCGTAATCTAAATAATAATTAAGCACGGAGGCTAACAAAAATGGCAGTAAGAGGAACGATTGACAACTTTAAGTCATCGGTTGTATCAGATTTTGCGAGACCTAACCTATTCCAAGTAGATCTCGCTTTTCCTACTCAGGTTATCAGTAATGGGTCGGGTCTTTCCGACCTGGGTAAGTTCACGGTTCGCGCTGCGAACTTGCCTTCGGCACAGATGGGCATCATTGAGGTTCCTTTCCGTGGTCGCGTTCTTAAGATCGCTGGCGACAGAACCTTTGAACCTTGGACTGTTACTATTATGAATGATAGTAAGTTCTCTCTGAGAAATGCCTTTGAAACTTGGGTAGAGAAAATCCAGGCTGCAAACGAAAACATTACTCAGGTTACTGGTCTGGGTGATGAGCAGGATGCAACTGGTTATTTCGCAGACATGTTTGTTCACCAACTTTCTCGTGATGCGAGCAAGGGTGATAAGGCAAACATCCTGAGATCCTATAAGTTCACTGACGTATTCCCCAGCAACGTTTCCGCTATTGATCTTGATTTCGGTAGCAACGATGCTGTAGAAGAGTTCACCGTTGAACTTCAAGTACAATACTGGCAGGCAATTCCTAACGGAATCACCGCCTGATCAAAAAGGGGGGTCCTCGTGACCCCCTAAATAATATCATAATATAGGACCAGCGGTTGATGTCTCAACTATTCGGATTTTCAATTGAAAGAGCGAAGAAGGCCCCAAAGGGGCCTTCATTCGTGCAAAAAGATAACCTGGACGGATCGTATCCTGTTTCGGGTGGCGCTCATTATGGTTATACTGTAGACATTGACGGTGTTGTTCGTAACGAGTACGAACTGATTGGTCGTTACCGCGACATGATTTTGCAACCAGAGTGCGACTCTGCTGTAGATGATATTGTCAATGAAACAATTTGCGGTAACTTTGATGATGTGCCCGTAGAGATTGAACTCTCCAACCTAAAGGTTTCCGATAAAATTAAAAAACTTATCAGAGATGAGTTTGATACAGTCCTAAGACTGTTGGATTTTGAGAACCGTTCTTACGAAATCTTCCGTCGTTGGTATGTTGACGGCAGACTTTTTTACCACAAAGTTATTGACACTAAGAATCCTAAGGCAGGTCTGGTAGATATTAGATATATTGACCCCCGCAAGATTCGCAAAGTACAGGAAGTTGAGCAGAAACCCAACCGTCCTGCGTCAGATATTAACGACGCTTTATCACAGAGACAGGTTGAATACTTCCTTTACAACCCCAAAGGTTTGAAACAAACTGGAAACCAGGGTCTCAAGATTGCACCCGATTCCATTACATATGTCCACAGTGGCATCATGGATCTGAATAAGAACATGGTGTTGTCTCATTTGCATAAGGCAATCAAGGCGGTAAATCAACTCCGCATGATTGAGGATTCTCTTGTCATTTATCGTTTGTCCCGTGCTCCAGAGCGAAGAATTTTCTACATTGATGTGGGTAATCTGCCTAAGCAGAAAGCCGAACAATACCTCCGTGAGGTTATGGGTCGCTATCGTAATAAACTGGTTTATGATGCTAGCACTGGCGAGATTAGAGACGATAAAAAGTTTATGTCAATGCTTGAGGATTTTTGGCTACCTCGCCGTGAAGGTGGTAGAGGAACGGAAATTACTACTCTCCCTGGTGGTCAAAATCTGGGCGAACTGGAGGATGTCAAATACTTCCAGAAAAAACTCTACAAATCTCTCAACGTCCCCACCTCCAGACTAGAAACCGAGACCACCTTTAACATCGGCCGCGCAGCAGAGATTACTCGCGACGAAGTTAAATTCCAAAAATTCATCGCACGTCTTCGTAAGAGATTCAGTGAACTCTTCATAGATCTTATTAAGACGCAGTTGATCCTGAAGGGTATCATCTCCATTGAAGAATGGGATGAATACAAGGAACATATTCAGATCAACTACATTGCAGATAACTATTTCAATGAACTCAAAGAGACTGAGATCCGCAATGAGCGTATGAACCTTGTCAATACTATGGACCCATTCGTGGGTAAATACTTTAGTATTGATTACATCCGCCGTCAAGTTCTTAAGCAATCTGATACTGAGATTGCCGAAATTGATGAACAAATTGAAGCGGAAATGGCAGACGGTAAGATTGCAGATCCTGCCGAAGAAGCTATGATGGCTGCTGAAGGTGGTGGCGAAATGCCCCCCGCTGAAGGTGGCGCTCCCGCGCAGCAACCCCTTTTCTCAGATGAAGAGTTAAGTGCGGAAGATGCTAAGCGTGGAGAAATCTAAATAGTACATATCATTGAAATTTTATCATGCCTTCAGAACTTGCAACTGACATTGTAAATAAGATTTTTGCTGATGATAAATCTGGTGCAATTGATGCTGTCGCAGACGCACTCAATGCCACCTCTTACGATTTAGTTCAACAGAAAAAAATTGAATTTGCACAACAGTGGGGATTTGATCCCGATGCTACTGCTCAGGCAGTGGCTGACGAATTGACTGACGAACTTCCAGACAATACGGATATTCCTGAAGTGGAATCTCCTGAGGCAAGTTCTGAAGAACCCGAACCAGAAGTAACACCCGAAGAGGAACCCGAAAATGAAACTGATCAGTGAGGAAATCCTTAACGTAGAATTCCTAACCGAAGATACCGAAGGCAAAAAATCTCACTTCATTGAGGGGATTTTCCTTCAAGGCGGGATTAAGAACCGTAATGGTAGATTCTACCCTGTAGAAACTCTTGCCCGCGAAGTTGCTAAATATGATGAGAACTTCATTACGAAGGGTCGCGCTCTTGGCGAACTCGGTCATCCCGATGGACCTTCCATCAATCTTGATCGCGTTTCACATAAGATCGTAAACCTGACGCAGGAAGGAAACAACTTTGTTGGTAGAGCGAAACTGCTAGACACCCCTATGGGTAACATTGCAAAATCGCTTTTAGATGAAGGTGTGAAACTTGGCGTCTCTTCTCGCGGTATGGGTTCCATCCGCAAAGAAGAAGGCATGGCGATTGTAGAGGATGACTTTATGCTCGCTACTGCTGCCGACATTGTAGCAGATCCTTCTGCTCCTGATGCATTTGTTGACGGAATCATGGAAGGTAAAGAGTGGGTATGGGACAATGGAATTCTGAAGGAAGCACAAATTGCTGAACTTAAGAAAGAGATTGATACCGCATCCATTATCAACCTGCAAGAGCGGAAAATTTCCGCGTTCAAATCCTTTTTACAAAGTTTGTAAAGTATAAATAATCATAGAAAAGCAAATGCTGACTACAGGAGATTCTAAAATGTCCGATAACCGCGACGCAGAATTTGAGGCACAGATGTCAGACGTGGCAGAAGAAGCTGCAACTGGTGTCGCTGCTATCAAAAAAGGCGCTAAGCCTGGTGAGTCCATTGACACCTCGGGTGCCAAGGATACCGTCATCGGTGGAACCGATAACAAAACTGAGGAAGGCGCAAAAGGCACCACCAATCTTGGTGCTAAAGCCGCTGCCCCAGTTTCCCATGAAGGCGATAAGTCAATCAAGACTAAGCCCTCTGATGCATCCGCTAGAATGGAGGAAGTAGAAGATGGCGAAGAGCAGGAAGTTGTTGCCGAATACGACTTTACTGAAGATGTTGACGCTCTTGTCGCTGGTGAAGAACTCTCAGAAGAGTTCAGAGAGCGTGCAGCAACAATCTTTGAAGCAGCAGTAACCGCTAAGGTTAATGCTGAGGTTGCCGCTGTACAGGAAGCATTTGAATCTGCTCTCACCGAACAGGTAGAGGAGATCAAAACAGAATTGGCCAACAAAGTTGACGACTATCTGTCATACGCCGCTAAGCAGTGGATGGAGGAGAATACCCTCGCTGTTGAGCATGGTGTAAAGAACGAGATTGCAGAGTCGTTCATGTCTGGCCTCAAGAGCCTTTTCGTAGAGCACCATGTTGGTGTTCCCGAAGAGAAGTTCAACCTGCTGGATGGCATGGTTGAGCAGATTGATGAGATGGAAGGAAAACTCAACGAGCAAATTGAAACCAATGTTGTTTTGAATAAGCAACTTGGTGCCTATATGAAAATGGAGATCGTGAACGAGTGCGGTCTTGGTTTGACTGAGACCCAAAAGGAGAAGCTTGCTTCTCTTGCCGAGGGTGTTGAGTTTGAGAGTGAAGAAGGTTTTCGTCAGAAAATCACTACTATCAAAGAGTCTTATTTCACCCGTAAGGAGTCTGCACCCAGTGTAGATCCTACCGAGGATGTAGAGCCTCTGGTAGAAGAGACCCAGTACAACGGTGCTATGGGCGCGTATGTTGATGCCCTGTCCCGCTGGTCTAAATAATTTGTCATTATTTGTAAATACTAACCACTTAACTAACTTTTAGGAGAACAATGGCTGATCTTAAACAACTCCAAGAGAAGTGGGCACCCGTTCTGAATCACGAAGCTCTCCCTGAGATTACTGATTCTCATAAGAAAGCGGTTGTCGCTCAACTTCTGGAAAACCAAGAATTTGCTGCCCGTGAAGAGGCACAAATGCTGACCGAGGCACCTACCATGGCCGCTGGCACTGGTGGTTTCGGTGGCGGCGCTACCGCTACTGGTCCTGTCGCAGGTTTTGACCCCGTTCTGATCTCCCTGATCAGACGCTCCATGCCCCAGCTGATCGCTTATGACATCGCTGGTGTACAACCGATGACTGGTCCTACTGGACTGATCTTCGCAATGCGCTCCAACTACGGCACTGGCACCAACCCCGCTGGCGCTGGTTACGACGAAGCATTCTTCAACGAGCCTAACGCTGGTTTCTCTGGTGG